TTTGAAGGTATAGGATATATAGGAAGTCTTTTAAAACAAAATAAATTATATTTCTTAGAAAATGTATTCAAACAAGGATTAAAAGAAATGTATATGTATGTTTGGAAGAAAGGGCAGGACGAACCAGAAAAGAGTAATGATGACGTATTAGATGCAATTAGATATGCCTTATTTTCTGAAAATAAAGCTAAATGGGGGTGGTAAAAATAGAAATCTCAAATGAGGATTTGCAAATTATAGACTACTATAAAGGAAATATATTTCCGTTGATGTATGAAAGTAATGAATATTATAATAATAGAAACACGGTTATATTAGATAGAAAAAAAAGTTTCTTCAAAAATGGTGGAGGAACAGCAGAAGACCCTTATCGAGCGAATTGGAAATTACCAAGCAATTACTTCAAATTACTTACAAAACAAAAAGTAAATTATCTGATAAATAAAAAAACATCTATTCCTGAAGAAGTGGAAGAAATAGCGGGTAAATTTTTAAGAAATGAATTAAAAAAAATAGGAGAAAAAGCAAGTGTGAATGGCTATTCTGCCCTACAAGTATATATTAATCAAGAAGGTAAATTTTCTTATAAAATAATACCATCTAACCAAATAATTCCATTTTGGAAAGATGACGAGCTTGTAAAGGTAATAAGGGTATATAAAACAAATGAATTTGGAAAAGAAAAAGAAATAACTGAAATATGGGATATGGAGCAAGTTGCATATTTTGAAAAGAATGAAGGTAATTATAATCTTTTAAATTTTGAAGATGGAATTAATCCAAGACCTCATATAATACAAACATCTAGTATTAATAATAATGTAATAAATAAAAAAGGATTAACTTGGAATAGACCACCATTTTGCATCTTAAAAAATAACGATGAATTAACAGGAGATTTATACCAAATTAAAGATTTTATAGATATATATGATATAGTTAGTTCAGATTTTGCTAATAATATAGATGATTTTCAAGACCTGTATTGGGTACTTAAAAATTATCAAGGTCAAGACATAGATGAGTTTTTCGAAAATATGAAAAGATATAGAAGTGTAAAAGTTGGAGAAGATGGCGGAGTGGATACCAAACAGATAGAAATACCAGTAGAAGCTAGAAAAACTTTTCTTGATATAGTAGAAAAATTAATCTATAAGTTTGGAATGGGAGTTAATCCTGACGATATAGAAGGAAATATAACAAATGTAAGGATTAAAGCTTTATATTCTAATTTAGATTTAAAAGCAAATGATTTTGAAGGGGAAATAATAGACTTTTGGAATCAATTTATATATTTTGTTAATATGTTTCAGAAAATTAAAAATGGTGCAGAAGTAGAAAATTATATAGAGTTTGATAGGTCTATGATACTTAACAAAATAGAGCTTGCAACACTATCAAATCAAAGTATAGGAGCTATTTCAGAAGAAACAAGATTAAAAAACGACCCTCGTGTTGAAAATGTAGAAGAAGAAATTGCAAGAATGAAAGAGGAAAAAGAACCTCAAATTCTGCCCGAAGTGTGATTTAGATGAGTGAAAGAGATAGGTTATATCTTAATTTAGAAAAAAATATAGAGAAAAATCTTATTATAGCTTATACAGATTCAAGAAATAAAATTATAAATAAAATATCTTCACTGGAAAGAAAAGGAGTTCTTAATCAAATTGAAATATTCAAGTATAATAGATTACTTACATTACAAAACGAAATAAGTGACACATTATCTGAGTTAGGGAAGAACACAGGAAAAACTTTAAATCAAGGAGTTTTAGATTCTTATAAGCTTGGATATGATTATGAAAGTTACAGAATAGAGAATGAATTGAACCTTGATTTAAATTTTGCACTTATAAATGAAAGAGCAGTTATAGAAGCTATTAAGAACCCATTGTCAAACGTAGGTTTTTTACAAAGGAATGATACAAATGTAAAGCAATTAGCAAATAAAATTAATCTTACAATGGCACAAGGAATAATACAGGGTAATAGTTACAGAAAAATAGCAAATGAAATAAATAAACAAATGAATATGGGTGCAGATAATGCAAATAGATTAGCAAGAACAGAAGTGCATAGAGCTTTTGAAAAAGCTAGTCTTGATAAGGGAATGGAAGCACAAGAGTTAGGAATAGAAATGCAAAAGATGTGGGTTTCTTCCCTAGATGATAGAACTAGAGAAAGTCATGGGGCAGCAGATGGACAAACTGTACCACTTAATCAGCCTTTTATAGTACAAGGAGAAAGTTTAATGTATCCAGGGGATTTTGCAGGAAGTGCAAGTAATGTAATTCATTGTAGATGTACGAGCATTAATATAATAGGAAAATTAAATCCAAAAGTAAGGCGTATAGGTAAAGAAATCGTGCCCTATACAACATTTGCAGATTGGATTAACAGTAAAACTTAGTCAGAAAAGACTATAAAATCTAATTCTAAATAAGTGTAGCACACTATAAAAGCTAAGGGGGATTATAAAATGGATTGGCTAAAAGAATTGTTAGGAGCAGCATATACAGAAGAATTAGAAAATAAATTTAAAGCTGAAATTCCTAAGCGTTTTGTAGCAAAAGAGCAATACAATAAAAAAGTAGAAGAAATAAAAGTAAAAGATACACAAATAGCGGATTCTAATACACAATTAGAAAAAGTAAATGGAGATTTAAAAGCTATACAAGAGAAAGCTGGAAAATATGAAGAATTAAAAACTGACTTTGAAAAAGTAAATACAGAATATACAGAATATAAGTCAGGGCAGGAGAAAAGACTTCTTGAAATTAAAAAGAGTTCTGCCCTAGAGAAAGCACTTATAAATTCTAAAGCATCAAGTGATGCAGTTGATTTACTTTTGAAAGATTTTAGTTTGGACAAGATAGAAATTAATGAAGATGGAACTATAAAAGATGTGGAAACTCACATTAATTCTATCAAAGAAAAAAGACCTAACTTGTTTGAAAAAGTTAGTCTTGAAGGTGGGAAACCTAACACAGGAAATAGTTTGAATGGAAAAACTAGAGAAGAATTAAGCAAAATGTCAGATGATGAATATTATAATCATTTAAAAACACAAAACGGAGGTAATAAATAATGCCAAATACATTTTTAACGGTACAAGAAATAGGAAGAGAAATTTTACCATTATTAAAGGAAAATTTAATAATGCCTATGACTGTAAATAGAAATTATAGTCAAGATTTTATAGGTAAAGGAGATACAATTTTAGTTGAAAAACCTGCTGTATTTGTAGCAGATGAATTTGGTTCAACTATAAATTTACAGAATATAAGTGAAACTTCTGTAACTGTAAAAATGGATAAAATAGCAGATGTATCTTTTTCAATAACTGCAAAAGACTTAGCTTTATCAATGCCACAATTTAAAACAAAATATCTTGCAAGTGCAGCTCAAGCTATAGCTGAAAAAATAAATCAAGATGGATTAAAATTATATAAAGATATACCTTATTTTTATGGAACATCAGGAACAACACCAGACGCTTTATCAGATTTTGCAGGACCAAGAAAAGTATTAAATGATAATAAAGTTCCTATGCAAGATAGATATGCAGCTTGGGATACAGCAGCAGATGCAAAATTCTTAGAATTAGATGCTATAGTAAATGCAGAAAAATCAGGTACAACAGCAGCATTAAGAGCTGGTGCAATTGGAGATATAATGGGATTCAAAAACTTTATGTCTCAAGCCATACAAACACATACAGCTGGTGGATATACAGGTTTAGCAGACGTAACAGTAACAACAGGAACAAAAGGAGCTACTTCTATAGCTCTTACAAGTGCAGCAGTAACATCTACAGCTAAACTTTTAAAAGGGGATATATTCACAGTAGACGGAAAACAATATGTTATAACAGCTGATAGTTCAGCAGCAGTAGCAGGAGTGGTAACAGCATCAATTTATCCTGCCCTACATGCAGCAAAAGGGGATATGGATAGTGTAGCTGTAACTTTTCCTGACGTAACAGCAAGAGGACACGTAGCAAACTTAGCTTATCACGAAAAAGCTTTTATATTTGTTACTAGACCATTAGATACACCTCCAGGAGTAGAAAGTTATGTAACTTCGTACGAAGGTATAACATTAAGAGTAACAAGTGCATATGATATTTCTACAAAGAAGACAACTATTTCAATTGACACATTATATGATTATGTAACAGCTTATCCAGAATTAGCAACTAGAGTATTAGGTTAATCCTAATGCTCTAGAAAGGGGGTAAAAAATGAAGTGTGTATATTGTGGTAAAGAATTTTCAGAAAAAATTATAAAATTACACCAAAAAGACTGTAAAGAAAATCCTAAAAATAAAGAAATAAAATTAGAAAAGAAAGAGAAGAAAAATGGGAACTAAAGTTCTTAAGGTTGGAAGGGGTTATTTTAGATGGCTATAACAACTTTAGAAAATGTAAAAACATACCTTGGAATTAGTAATACATCACAAGATAGCAAAATAGAATTATTAATACCTATGATAGAACAAGAAATTTTAAATTATAGAAATAAATCTTTTGAAACAGATGAGTTAGAAGAAATAGTATATCCAGCTGGGGCAGAATTGGTAGCTATTAAAATGATTGCTTTAGAACTTAATTATTCTACAAGTGCAGGAAAAAAATCTGAAAAGTTAGATGATTATTCTATAACTTTTACAGAAAACAAACAAGAAGAAAAACAAAAACTTCTTGCAGTTGGAATAGAGAGGTCATTTAGATGGTAGATACTCATATAGAACAACATGGGGAATTAGTAGATTTAGAATATAAAGAAATAAGTTCTACAAGTTGGGCAGGAGATAGTTATAGTTGGACAAAAGAAAAAGAGTTTAAATGTATTATAAAGCTTTTAAGTGGAAAAGAAAGAGAATCTATGGAAAAATCGAGTGTTAAAAGCACTCATAAAGCTTATATAAAAAAGAATGAATTAACAGAAAGTGATTATGGTAAAATAATTACACTTAATTCTAAAAACTATTATATAAGGTACATAGATATAAAAAATCCTAATTATTCTGCCCTGGTAAATCACGACAAAATTTATTTGGAGTACACAGAAAATGAACGATAATTCTCAGGAAATTTTAAACTTATTTGAACAAAAAGTAAAAAAAGCACTAACTAAAACAGGCGTATTTATAAAATCAGAGGCAAAATTAAGAACGCCAGTAGACACAGGATTATTAAGAAGTAGTATAGATTATAATGTGAAAGAGCAAGAAAAAAGAGTTGAAATTGGTACAAATACAGAATATGCTATATATGTAGAAAAAGGGACTACTAGACAAAAAGCACAACCTTATCTTACACCTGCAATTGAGGAAAATATAAATACAATTAAAACATTAATCAAGGAGGAATTTAAATGACAGAATTAAAAGAAAGTTTGTATAATAAAATAAAAACTTATATTTCTAATACTTTTTATAATTCTGCCCCTAGAGATGTTTTGGATTTATATTGTATTTACAAAATAGAAAATTCTGTAAGATTTGATTATAAAGAAATTTGTACTTTAGTTATAAATGTTTATGATAAAAAAACAAATGATATAACTATATTAGAAGATGCAGTAAAAGAATTACAAAAACAATTGAATGGTTATGCTGAAGATACAACAAATACTTCTTATTATTTAACTCAAACAAATAGACTTGATTTAGATTATATAGAAGAAGAAGTAAATAGAAGAGAATTAAGATTTTTGGTTCACTTCTATGATAGAACAATAGTTGAAAGGAGTTGATATTTTGAAAAAAGTTAAAGCTATAACAAAAAATGAAGGAATATATAACATATATTTTGAAGATGATAGTGCTATTTTTAATGCAGCAAATCATGAAGTCTATAAAGATTATATAGAACAAAATAAACAAAAAGCAATAGATTTAAAAGATTATTTAAAAAGTTTAGAGATAAAAGAAGAAGTAGAAGAAATACAAACACTAGAAGAAGGTGAGTATTAATGGGTATTAGAAGTTCAGCAACACTAGACACACCTAAGAATCTTATCACAGGGGCAGGAGTATTATACTTTAACTGGAAAGGATTTTCTAATCAAGGAATAAAAGTAGGAGCAACTAGAGGAGGATTTTCTTTTAATCTTAATGACAATTTAAGAGCAGTTGAAGCTGATAACCTACAAGGTGCTACAAAAGGTCTTGTATACAAAGACAAAGGAAATCCTACGCTTACTGTTAATCTACTAGAAATAACAAAAGAAAACTTTCAAAAATGTATAGCTGGAGCTAGATTATCAGGTAATACAGTTACCTCTGAAAATATAGTCGAAGCAGATTATTTAGAAAATATAACTTGGATATCTAATATGGGAGATAATGAAAGAGTTATTATATATCAACTTTTTAATGTTCTTCCTAATGAAAACACATTTACAACAACTGACAACGACGAAGGAACTATGAACGTTACATTTACAGCACATTTTAGTGAAGGAATGCCATTCACCGACAAAGATGGGTATCCTGCCCAACCAGTAAGGATAACAATTGGTGAGCCTTTTTTAGATATAGCAGATACAACAACAATAACTGGATTAACTGGAGTTAGTAAATATAATGGAATAGTAAAAGCAGATAATGGTAAATTATATTGCTGTCCTCTTAATTCAACAGATGTATTAATAATAGACCCAATAACAAACACAGCAGATACAACAACAATAACTGG